TCCTGTTGGTAAAGCATTTCCACTAGGAACTATACTTTGAAAATATCCGGTTGTTTCATTAGTTGTACCAGTTAATCGCTTCCAAGAAATATTGGTAGGAAGAATTTTTGCACCGCCTACTAAATTGGAATAGTTTGAACTTCTTCGATATTGATCAAAATAAAAGTGTTTTAAATCATTTGACTGTAATAGCGGAGTGACTTGATTTAATAACACTCCATAGATATCATTTCGACCCGAGAATGTAAAGTTAAATTGCTGTAATTGAGTATCTTTATATAATGCACCATCACTACCATATATGTTTACAGAACTATATTTTCCACTAATATCGCTTAATTCATAGAATTTAGAAATACCGCTTGAAATTCTGTTGACACTCTTTACCTTAAGAATATCTGTACCCGCAGTTAACGGACTAATATTATAGTCCTCAGCAGTAACCATACGGTTTTGTGTGTAGTATGCCTGTGGTGCTTTTAGTTTAATATTAGCATCAGTTTCAGATCCTGCGGCATTGCTTACTGTATACTGTAAAGACATTGTCAACGACAATGTATTTCTTTGACCGTACTGATTGTAATAAGGAATTCGTACTTGTATACCGTTAATTTGTTCAGGAGTAATCGAATAAGTTAGTCCATTGCTTTGCCTAAAATACAAAACAAAATTACCTTTAGGTAAATTACCAAATGCACCATCGGCAAAATTTAAATCAATCTGATCTTGCACTCGTGTAGTTACAGCAAAAATATTTTGCTCATTGTTTGCTACATTGTTATATATTACATTATTTCCAGTAAGTGCATCAACTTTAGTCCAGTTAACACTATAATTTCCATTTGCATCTAACTGCCATAACCATATGTCAGAGTCATTAATATTAGTAACATCTACTCCGATAATTTCATTTTGTACAGGAGTTGATACTGAGAATGGATTAGAACTTAATGTTCCTTGTTTAAAGAACGCAAAGAATCCTGTATTTAGGCTAGCATTACCTTTTGAATCATTTCTAAATAAGAAATTAAAATTAGCACCAGGTAAAGGTGCAGATTCGTATATGTAAGTTTTATTAGCAAACGTGCTACTAACAATTTCAAAATCTGTTGTTACACCATTTATAGATTTTGAAAAATTAAAAATAGGAACATCGGTAGTTGCACTTGCTATCTGATAACTTTCAGTAGGTATTCCTGCAATAGTAGCCCTATTGTAGGGTTTCCCAAATACACTATCAGTAGGCATAGCGGAATTTAATACTGTTAAGAATTGTGAATACCAGTTGACATTTGAAGCGTCATTCCATGATACTGTAGTATTTGCTAGATTAATACCCGATCCATCAAACACATTGTCTGTAGTACTAACACTTGTAATTTTTAGCAATCCACTTGCAGGAACACAACGTTTGGCATTGTAATTAATCAACTGTGCAAGACGAAGAATACTATCTCTACGTTGGGCAGTTTCTAAAAAATTCTCACGGGCATTTAGATCTACACGAAAACTTAGGTTCTGTCCGAGGTAGGCAATTAAATCTATTAGAGCAATATACTCACTAGAATCAGTGTAATCATTGAAATCTTCGGGATAATTTTCTCGAAGATACTGAATCATTGTTCGTCTTAGAGTTTCGAAATCATAAGACTTAAAATCAGAATTGTTGAAAGATTGATATATTTTTGTCCAATCTTCGGCAACTAATAATTTTGAATTTGTTGATGGAATCATAAGCAAGTACCGTTTATAGCGTATTTATTACGACTATAAACCAGGTAGTTTTAAGCCATCAATCCAACATTGCGATCAAATGCTAGTTTAATTTGTTCGCTAAGATCTGTATTGGCATAGTTGACGGTAAGTTCAAGTAAGAACCCATAATCTTGCTCAACAATGTTAACTTGTGTAGGAATTAATCTAGGCTCAGAGGCTAAAATTCTATCAATATCAGTTGCGATTGCTTGTTTTATATTAGGTGTCAAGGGTTCGTAAATTAGATCCCATATAATTGTACCAAACCCAGGATTCATAACTCTTTCGCCTTTGCGAGTGTTTAGTTGATTAAGTAAATCTTGTTTAACAACATCATAATCATACAGGCGAGGTGATATTGCATTTTCATCAATAGAACTAAAACCTTTGTAAAATTGACTAGATTTAACCGTAGTTTGGGCTTTGATATTGCCAGGTTTAATTGTGAGATTCTTTTGTACCATAGTATTATTTACTGTTTAGGTGTTCCGCCATAAGTTACAGGATTACCCGAACTATCAGTAATAACATTACCAGAACCATCTTTAACTGGCGCAGAATCGCTAGGAACTTTTAATAACTGTGTTCTAACATAGTTTAACTGATCTCGTACCTTACCGGCTGCATCTGATTTTGTAATATATCCTTTTTTACCTATATCTAGTCCACTATTCTGTTCGTACGGTTTTGACGGAGCAGTAAACAAAACATAATCTAAAGGTTTACCTACAGCCGCAGGCCATAGAATTTGCATATAAAGATCTTCTAATTGAGGATTAGCAACTTTGTGTACAGGACCTTTCTTGAAATAAGTTTCTACATAGTCCATTTGCTCAACTCGAGTCATTGCGGCTAACGCATCTGTAGTTGTTCCTAGAGAAATTGCTGTAGGTTTAATAAACTGAATTAAGCCAGTAGCACCGATACTATTTCTTAGAGCAGGATTAAATGTACGACCTGTTTCAAACGCCATACATGCTAATAAATCAATATGAGAGCAATTTAAAGATTTAGCAACATCTTTTACTTTCTTAATAAACGCAAGATCTTTAATCCAGTCTGCATCCATATCTTTTCTATTAAGATTAGGAGGCGGATTATCTGTTGTTGCAGGACTCTTTCCAGGCACCTGATCTCGTTGAGTAGGGGTGGCTCCTCCTGAATCTGTCTTGTCAGGCGTGAACTCTCCTGGTTTAACATTCTCGTGTTGATCCCAAGGCTCATGAGTTGGGACTCGTTTCATAATAGATGATAAATCATCAGTTTTATAAAACTGTTGGTTTTCCCAACCAGTACTTTGACTTCTATTAGGAAGATTAAATTTAGGTAGTCCAACAGGTATACTTGCTGTATAAGCCGCATCAGTTGGAGCGGCAAGTGCAGTATCAGGTCCATTCATGTCAATCTGATCTGCTTTCTCAATATGATGTTTAGATGTGATGTTTGTAGTAGCAACTGCTGTTAATTTATAGTCTTTTCCTACTTTAAGATTATACATACTACCAGTTTCGTAATACATATTGTCACCAGATCTAATGTGCGTTTCACTTACTGTTGTTTGATACATAGATCCACCAACACCAAAGTGTGCATCACCTGTAATGGTGTTTTTATAATCTCCTTCAGTTGTTTGATCATAATCACCTGTAAACGCAAGTTTACCATTACCTTCAATAACCAAGGTATAATCATTAACAACATCTAACTGAAATGATCCTTTAACAGATACATTCATATCGCGACCTGCTTCTAGATTTATATCTCTATCTGCTCTAAAATTAAAATCATTCTCAGTATGAATACTAACACTATCAGCCGCATATATATCTATTTTGCCATTGCTGGTCATTTCTATCCACGAAGTACCTTTGCTATTTGCAATGTAAATTAAATCGTGTGTGTTATGTAAAAGAATTTGATGACCAGTACGTGTTCTAATTCTTACTAGTTCATTTTGACCGTCTTTGTCTCCATCATCCATAACAAATGTAGATCCGCCTAATCGTCCTACAGGAAACTTAACTGTTTTGCCATTGTAGTTAACTGTAGCATTTTGTGTGGTATTAGGATCAACAGGTCCGGGTGTTGATATTCCAACAACCTGACTAGGAATTTCACGACGAGCACTACTAGTAGTAGGTCCACGCACCGTATCTAATAATAATCCTTGTGCTAATAATCTATCAGCAAACGGTCTAAATATAGGTTTTTTATATTTGTTAGGTGTATTAATATCTTGGCTTTTTGCACTGTCATCATCTCGAGAATGTTTATGATATTCTGCAACAGGCAAAAATCTAGTACCATATTTTTTTTCATCTTCAGGAGTTATTTCAATTACATCACTAGCCGCAAGTCCCGGAATCATGTGATTCTGAGACAAGTCTTGAACACAGCCTATCCAGTACCCTGCATTAGGATTTCCATCAATAAAAATACATAATACTGTGGCTCCTATATCAGGCGGGACTCCCCAAAATCCGTAACTCTTTTGTACACTATTATAATCGGCAGAATTATTTCCCTCAAAACTTACAGATGTTGCTCCACTATAAGGAGAACAATAATGAACAACAAACGTTTCATTTTGTAGGTCAAGTGTCCCTTGTGTTGCTTGGACAAGGCTAACTTCAAGTGCGCCCATGTACGTAGGATCTAAGTGGTTAGTAATAATACCTAACCATGGTCCCGGACTAGGTAAGTTTTTTGCACCCCTACCATATATACCTTTCGCGGCACGTTCTAATTCTGGCATGTTATCCTATTCCTAAATTTGATGATATTGATGAAGTTAAGTCCGAAGCCTGAGATGTTAAACTATCAACACTAGGTATGTTTAATTTATCTAATGGGCTACCTCCAGACAAACTTCCTAGTTGAGAAGTTATACTAGATCCAAACCCCGACTGTGCATTAGCCACTAAGCCGCTTGCAGAAGGTATAGACCCAGTAAGATTAGATTTTAAAGTATCAAGATTAGGTAGTGATCCTGTTATATCTGCTTTAAATGCACCTAATGCAGGAGTCATTCCAAATTGTGATAGTATTTTAGGATCGCCGGGATTGTCCACTAAAGCATCAACCGGAGATTCAAGAACATCGGGTGCTGTAACATTCAACGGTGGAATAGCAGGCAAGTTCTTTATAGTAACTTGATCTAGATTTTCTAAACTAATTCCAAGTTTTTTAGCGTCACCTAAGTTAACATTTTCCGGTAATGATTTAGAAATACTGCTTAATTGTTTTGTTAAGTCAGATCCTAAACTTCCGCCAAGTCCTGCTAGTTGACTAGGATCTATTCCTAATTGTCCTGCTAATGCTCCGGGATTTAATCCGCTAACTCCCGGCAAATTAACACCTAATGTACTGGCACTTCTTAATGCTAAATCAGGAGATATACCATTTGATAACGCATTGCTAATTACGGCAGATCGTTGATCTGCCCCCAGATTTAATCCGTTAACACTGGTAACATTTGAAATCATATTTGTGGCCGCATCACTTGCTGATACGCCAGTTTGTATTTGATTGATGGTGTTACTTATTGCAGAAGTATCAAGTCTAACACCAGAAGTTAAAGGATTGATTCCTGATAAACTGCTACCTACTTGCAATCCTATCCCATTTGCTCCTTGATTAATTGCGTTTATTCCTTGGCTTACAACTCCCGATGCTTGGCTTAATAAACTAGTAGGATTCGAAACAAGGCTACCGATGCCAGATACAGCACCATTGGCTAAATTTGAAAGAGCACCTAACGGGTTACTTGCTAAAGATGATAATTTTCCAGCGGCTCCTGCGAGTGATGAAAGTCCACCTCCACCAAACACACTAGAAGCGTTACCTAGCAATCCAGAAGCGGCAGAAGCAATATCTGCGGCGCCGCCTCCTGAAGTTCCGCCTGTTAGATAATCGCTTATTCCAGGAATAAATGATCCCGAAGCAAGAGCCTGATTAAGACTACCAGGAAGTCCGTTAGTAGGAAGACCTTTACCTATCATTTTAAGAAGATCAAGTGTAGGTGGTCTCGACCCTGCTGATTGAGCAGATGCCGGTGCTGTGTCAGCAGTTGTATAATCTGATGCTTTCTTTTCAGATACTAACGGCGGTGCTTGTATAGGTTTGTCATTGCTAGTAGGATCTATTTGTCCTTGATAACGAATTACTTTAAGACTCTGTTTAAACATGCCATCATTAAATTTACTAACACATTTAATAACTTTATAAAGACCGCTGAACGGTGCTGGACTTCCAAAATTTAAAAATCCATTAGGAGCAATATCAATAGGATTTCTAAAATTAAATCTTACTACACAGGGAGCAGAATTAATATTTGCCTCACCATCTGCTGTCAATCCAACTTCTTTTGTTTCTGCCAGATAGTTGCCTAATCCACTAGTACATAGATAATAAGGATCGCCTAATAACTCAATATCACCTGTAATTAAATTTACACTTTCTAATATCATTTGATGAGCATTGTAGGCCAATTGAAAGTATGGGTCTCCTTTTACTGCTCCAGCCCTATTATCATTACCTGATGCTTGCGGAATTACAGCAACCGGTGCTTTTCCATTAACATCTGTATTTTTTTCTTGATCAGGTTTCTTTTTGTTTTCTGTATCTGGTGGGGCTTCTGCGGTTGATAATTCAGAATTAGGTTTAGCACCTTGATTGGCATTTGCCGCTTGAAAATATAAATTATTAAAATTTAATTTAAAATTAATTACATCTACATTCTTTCCACCATACAAATAGTTATATTCTCTCTTTACAAGTTTATCAAATTGTTTAGGATCAAATTTATTATTTTGTTGGTCTGGCAATTGACTACTATGAACTTTATAAGGTGTAATAATATATATAAATTTATAACATTGTCTATTATTTGCTTTGTCAAACTCAGTAGGTTCTGCTTTAGTAATAATTTGAAAATAATCAACCATGCCGTCTGCAGATGCCGCTTCGTCTTTGAGTTTTGTTAATATATCTTTTAAATACTGACTATCTCTTACTACCGCAGTAATAATATCAATTACATCAGCATTTGCAGGAAATTGAACAATACTGTTCTTAGGATCGTACTTGTTTTGGGGATCAGATGGTTTGCCGTCAGAAGATTTATTACTTAAATCTTGAAATTGATAAACATTGTTCTGTTTTAAGATTTCATTAATTTTAGCATCTTTAATTTTATTAGTATCTTGAAGTGCTATAGAATTACCCGATGTAGGATAATCAGGAAACCAAATTTCATAACTATCAGTCGTTTTAGTGTTTACTTTTTCTTTTTGTGCTCTATCTTTTATCCCGTCATTAAGACCTTTGACAAGATCTTTAAGAACTTCTCCAACAGTTGCTCCTACCATTTGCCGAGATGCGGTTAATTTATTAGGATTAGACATTGCTATTTCATTGACAGGAATACCTTTGCATCTGTATTTTGTACCTTGTTCAGATACTTCTATTTCTGCACCTGTCATTTTAATAGGAATATATTTGTCAGCATCTATTTTAATTGCTTTATTTCCGTTTATAGGATAGCCTGAAAATTCTATTTTTAATAAAAATGTTGCATTAAGATAACTGTCCCATCCGGCTGCTTGAGCCGCAACATGTAATGCTTCTATAAATCCATTAACGCTGTAAGGTTCATATACTTCAAATGCTACCTTTGTTCCTAAAGCCGGACCTGTTTGCTCATTAGGAGCCATGATAGTGTCAATCTCAACATTGTCAACCCACAAATCATATGCACCGGGACTATATTTGTTAAACGTATTAATTAGATCAGATGCACTTGTAAGACCGTCTAAAGTTTTTTTAGATGCAGAAATACTATCAGTTGTAGCATTTAAATCAGTCGATGCTGACTGATAAGAATCTTGAGCATTACGTAGTGCATTACCGTCAACACCTTGTATAGCATTTGCACCTTTTCCTTTAGAACTAGCAATTACTAATTTTAAAGGTGAATTTCGCCATGCCTGTTTTGGGTCAGATAGTTGTGCAGATGTTAGTGCGGCTAACGTAAAATTATACGTAACTGATCTATAGGCATCTAGAATATTATACTCAACCGCCATATTATATAATGCCTAAATTTGTTAAATTAGATATTGAAGGTAGATATATGCGTTGACCGGCAACTAAATCATACACAGGATCTTGAATTACATTTTTATTTCTTACAGAAAATACCCACCACAAATTTTGATCACCGTATATGTCGTATGCTAATAAGTCAGGACGTAAACTATAAGTCTGCGGAATAATATATAATACATCATCTGTTGCTGAAGGAATGTCTCTAAAATCTATAATATCTAAATGTCCATTGACTACTGATGTATTATAATACGGACTTGAACGAGAATATATTGTTGACATTATAAGTATCCTTTTCCACCTAATTTTCCATCTAACCAATCTGTTACAGCAAAATCTCTAATCTCTTGTCTGCTGTACATTGGGATGAACGAAAATGTAATTGTTGAAATTGTTGGAGCCATTGTATTAGCAAACTTTCCTTTGGTAACTTGAATGTAATCAACACTTTCGGGAAGATCAAATTTAAAACTTGTAACAGCAACAGGGACGTTACTAAACATCCAGTTGCCATATCCGTATAATCTACATACAGGAGGAGCACTGCCTACAAGCAAATTTGGATCATTTCCAAACGGCATTTTAGTTAATGCACGACCTAAATGCACAACCGATAACCATTCTTCTCCCTCAGATTCACTTTGTACAGTAAATTTACAACTTAATGTAATTGCACCTACCGCACTATTCTTAAAGAAATATTGTGTGTAGTTAGAATGAAGTGGATTTACACTTCCATAACTAGCCTGGGTATCATAACTGATACTAGGAGTGTAAGGGAAAGAAATTCCGCCGCGCTGTTGTATACCAGGAGAAGCAGTTGATCCTATGTAATCAGGCGGAACTTCTAACCAGACTCGCATGTCTTTAGTTCCTGCCCATTGTGCAGAAGCAGGGGCAGTTGGTGCTGAACTAAATGGTTTTCCAGTTAATCGATTTATACCCGGTCTATTAGAATTTATATCACTACTGCCAGATCCGCCACCGCCTCCACTAGTATCACCATATCCGTCGCCACCATCATCCTCAGATTCATCTCCGTTTTCATTGTCTTGGTTTAATTGATCAACACTATTTGAGTCAGGACGATCAGGTGCGGCATTTCCGCTTTCACCTTGGAACTGAGTAGGATCTACACTAGTTGTAGGTAATCCATAAGCGGCGCCGAGCTCTTTGTTAGTCTGTTCTTCCAATGACGATGCCGGAGGCTGACCAGGTTCCTGATTAGATACTCCAGATTGTGTTGCATCAGCAGATGCTTCGGCAGTTGTTTTTGCTTCACCTGCCGGAGCAGAAGATGCATCAGCGGCATCTACTTGACTTGTTAAACTGCTGATTTGAGATTGTATGCCTGTTATAGCAGTTAACTGGGCTTGATGTTGTTCTAGTTGGGCTTGACTTTCGGCGACTTGGGTTCTTAAGGTATTTTTATAGGCTTCGTCAGTTATGTTAGGATCATTAATCTGTTTAAGTTTATTATTAATATTCCAATTATCGCTGTCAATTAAATTCTGTGTACCGTTAATTGCACTGGCAATCTTGTCAGGACTAAGGGTAGTTCCCCAATGTCCTGCAACTGATTCGTTGTTTGGTCCATAACTTGAACCCGGCATTGACTCAGATGAAATTGTGTAGGAACCGTCTGCTTGTTTTGTAACAGCAAAATCGACACCACCAACATTTGTATTAATAGAAGCCATTGTTTTTTATTTCCTATACCTTTATTTAACCAGGTAAATAAACGTTCATATAATGGTTGACCTCACTGTGGCAAAAATGCTACAATGACTACTAAAGGAGTCCATATACCAATGACAACAATAACAACATCCCCAACTGGACGCAAAGTCAAATACTTAAACAACAGGGATTTATTAGCAGAGATACACAGATCAAAAATTACATTTTCAAGTTTTACCAAGCCAGAATATAGTCAACACGATATTATCCTTTCAAATTTAGACAAAGTTAACATAAGAACAATAGCAGAAGCAAAACGTAATAAAGCAAAAAGATTAGGGTTAGAAGCATTTGCCCGAGCAAGACTTGCGGGCGATAAGAAAATTAAATTAGCAGAGTGCACCCCAGATTACAAAACAGTTGCTAAAACAGATTTAGTCATACGTATTATGACATTTGAGCATATTCCACTTGCACCGGGACGTAAGAAAACAACCAAAACTACAGCAGATAGTCATGATAAAGTAAATTTTCCACCATTCCAACACTGGAAATTTGATGATAATGACGAATTGATTTGTGTAGGCAAGAGCCATTGGAAGGGGTCAGTAGACAAAGGACACTTTAGTAAAGATCATGGACGTATTACTGAAAACCTTGGTAAGATGTTTATTAAGTTGTCAGAACGTTATGCCCAAAGATCTAACTGGCGTGGGTACACTTACGTAGAAGAAATGAAAGGACAGGCTATCCTACAATTAAGCCAAATTGGTCTACAGTTTGATGAGAGCAAATCAGAAAATCCTTTTGCTTATTATACTGCCGCAGTAACCAATTCATTTACTCGTATTCTTAATATCGAAAAGAAAAATCAAAACATTCGAGACGATATGCTACAAGAACACGGTCTTACTCCGAGTAACACCAGACAGAACAAAGAACAGTTTGCTATCGAAACTGCTCGACAGGCCGAACTGTACAAAAAGTTCCGTATGCCCAAGAGCGAAGAAACAGATATTGAAGAAGAAGAGGCTTGACCTTTGCCATTCTGTCTGTTAAACTTTACAAAAGGAATCTAACTGATGGGATTATTCAAAAAGGTAGCGTGTTTCACTGACATACATTTCGGCTTAAAGTCAAACTCGGCAACTCATAACCAGGACTGCGAAGATTTTGTAGACTGGTTTATTGCCGAGGCACAGGCCAAGGGCTGTGAAACTTGTATATTTTTAGGCGATTGGCATCATAATCGAAACTCAATCAATCTAATTACATTAGATACTTCTCTGCGATGTTTAGAAAAATTAGGTGCCGCATTTGAAAAGTTCTTCTGGTTTCCGGGCAATCATGATTTATTCTATAAAGATAAACGTGATGTTCACAGTTCAATGTTTGGACGCCACATTCCGGGTGTAACAGTTGTAGACAATGTTACAACCATAGACGATGTTACGCTTGTGCCTTGGCTTGTAGGTGACGAGTGGCGAGCAATGAAAACAGTCAAGAGTCGTTATGTGTTTGGACATTTTGAATTGCCCAAGTTTTATATGAACGCTATGGTGCAGATGCCTGATCACGGTGAGTTGAAAGCAGAAGACTTTAGCGGCCCTGAATATATTTTTAGCGGGCACTTCCACAAAAGACAAAAGTCCGGAACCATTCACTATATCGGCAATGCGTTTCCGCATAACTTTGCTGATACTTGGGATGATGACCGAGGTATGATGTACATGGAATGGGGAGGAGAGCCACAGTATATGGCCTGGCCCGATGCTCCTAAGTTCCGTACTCTTAAACTTAGTAAACTAATTGACGAACAAGATACAATCCTACAGGACAAAATGTATCTCAAAGTAAACTTAGACTGTAATGTTAGTTTTGAAGAAGCCAATTTCTTAAAAGAAACCTTTATGGCCGCCAAAGACATTCGTGAACTACAGTTAATTCAGGAACGTGAGAACTTAGAAGGGGTTGTTGAAGATGCAATTGACTCTAAGTTTGAATCAGTTGACCAAATTGTAACAGAACAATTGGTTAATATTGACTCAGAAGCATTTGATAAAAAGTTATTGTTAGACATTTACCACAATCTATGACATTTAAAATTAAAAACATAACCGTTAAGAACTTTCTTAGCGTAGGTAATCAGACACAGGCTGTTGATTTTGATAAAGAAGCACTTACTCTTGTCTTGGGTGAAAACTTAGACTTAGGAGGAGATGACTCTGGATCACGAAATGGTACAGGTAAAACAACAATTATCAATGCGTTAAGTTATGCCCTATACGGTCAAGCACTAACAAACATACGTAAAGAAAACTTAATTAACAAAACTAACAGTAAAGGCATGTTAGTTACTGTTGAATTTGAACAAAACGGCATAAAATACAAGATCGAACGCGGTCGTAAGCCTAATGTTTTGAAGTTCTTTGTCAATGATCAAGAACAAACTTCAGAAGAAGCAGAAGATGATGCTCAGGGCGACAGCAGAGAAACACAAAAGTCAATTGAACAGTTGTTGGCAATGAGCCATACAATGTTTAAACATCTTGTGGCTCTAAACACTTATACAGAGCCCTTCTTAAGCATGAAGGCAGGAGATCAACGAGAAGTTATTGAACAATTACTCGGTATTACACTCCTAAGTGAAAAGAGCGAACTACTTAAAGCACAGATCAAGTCAGTTAAGGATAATATCCAACAAGAAACTGCTAAGATTGATGCTACCAAAGCCGCAAACGAAAATGTACAGAAAAGTATTGATAGTTTAGTCTTAAAGAGCAAAGCATGGGCAAATAAAAAGCAAGACGACATAGATAAGTTTAATAAAGCCATCTCACAGTTAGAAAGTGTAGATATTCAAGCAGAATTGCAAGCGCATGTGGATATTAAACTGTGGAATGACAACGATAATAAGATCCGCGGACTAAACAAGCAGAGGGCAACTTTGGAATCTGCTGTTATTCAAGCAGAGAAATCACTAGACAAGTATACCAAAGAATTAGAAAAACTAAAAGACAAGACCTGTCCTGCTTGTGAACAAGCACTTCACGATCATAAACATGAAGAAATGTCCGAGGTTGCAGAGAAGAATGCCTTAGATGCCGCAAACTACTTTACAAAAGTAGGTGAAGACCTACAGAAGATCTTAGATGAAATAGACGGAATCGGTGAACAACCTAAGAAACCTATTACATTTTATGATA